GTTAAAATGGCAGACAACCCTTCAAGCAAGTTTAAGTTCATATCCCCAGGAGTGTTTGTTGACGAGATCGACAATTCCCAACTCCCGGCAACACCTACATCGGTAGGACCAGTTATAATTGGTAGAGCAAGAAAAGGACCTGCAATGGTGCCGACTAAATTAGATTCTTTTTCTGATTTTGTTGACACTTTTGGTATGCCAATTGCTGGACCAGAACCGGGAGATGTTTTCAGAGATGGAAACATTACTGCTCCGACTTATGGTGCCTACGCTGCCCAAGCATGGTTTAGAAATAGCTCACCACTGACCTATGTCCGTCTATTGGGAGTCGAAAAAGAGGGCGCTGCCGCTGCTGGCAAAGCAGGTTGGTCAGCCGGCGCAATTGATGGCACCGTTGCCAACGGCGGCGCTTGGGGTCTGTTTGTTTTCCCGTCTGGCAGCATTTCATCAGGTAATACTTCGGTCGTGACAGGCGCTCTAGCTGCTACCTTTTATCTTCCGGCGGGTCGTATCTTCTTGTCGGGTACTCGTGTCGATCGTGCTGGCATTTCTACCCTTGGACAAACTTCAGGTTCGGCTTGCGAACTGTACGAGATAACAGATGACACATACACTGTTGGCATCTCATCGGATGGTACTCTTGCCAGTACCAAAAAAGTATCGTTTAGTCTACTGGACAAGACAAAGGCTAATTTCATCAGAAACGTGCTTAACACTAACCCGACTATAACAAATGCGAATATCACTACAGCCGCCACACAAGCATCTACTCAAGGTGGGCGTTATTGGTTAGGCGAGTCTTTTGAACGCTCGCTTGTTGCAAAAAGTGACTCAAGTATCGGTGTTCTGGGTAGCTCAATTGCCACCAAGGCACATGCCGTAATCTGGCCTCTGAGAGACCAGGTAAACGCTACCCTAAGTCAGAACAAATTTAACTTTGGTTCGACTAAAGCATCCACCGGCTTCTTTATCGCCCAGGATTTATCTGGGGATACCGCCAGCTATGCAGCAAAGTCACAACAAAAGTTGTTTAGAGTCGAGGCTCTTACAGCAGGTCAATCGGCACAAGAATCTATAAAGATTTCGATTGAAAGATTAACTGCTGCGAGAGGAGAATTTGAAGAGTATGGAACCTTCTCCCTCGTTGTTCGTAGTATTGGTGACATTGATACTGCACCAGTTGTTCTTGAAAGATTTGATAGCTTAAATCTAAACCCTGCGTCTTCTAACTTTATTGGAAAAGTTATCGGAACGCAGTTCGAAGAATACGATACCACCATTAAGAGTAATCGTGTTTATGGACAGTACACAAATCGATCGAAATATATTCGTGTAGAATTAGACGCCGAAGTCGAGCGTGGTTCTTTGGATGGCAGATATCTTCCGTTTGGTGTCTTTGGTCCACTTAAGCCCAGAGGCGTCACAGTTGTGTCCGGTGCTCAATCCTTTGTCGCAGCCGCACCAAGTCTTTTGCCTACTTCTGCATCAAACTCAGCCAATACGATTACGGACAAAACTCTAGTTTTCGGTGGCAGCCAACTAACTGCTGGGCAGACAACTGGTTTTGGTGATATTGGCGGCAGCCCAACGTTCACGGCTACCAATTCGGTTGCTCACGTTGGTGGAACGGGCTCAGTGCTGACCTTTGGAAATGAATTCAAAAATACCGTCACCGGCGGCGGCGGCGGGTTCAGTGGCTCGATTGTTTTCCCAAGTGTTCCACTGAGAACTCAAAGCGTTTGGGGTCGCCCAAAATCTAACAATACTGTGTATTGGGGTGCCTGGACTGGACGAACTGCAACGGATCCAAAACTGAACGAAGGTTTGGTTGATTATCTCCGTGTTCGCCCATCTGGATTAGAAACAAATCCGTCAAGCGTAGGTCATGATCTCGATGGTGAGATAGCTCTTAGAGCCACGGACCCACTTCAAATAGCATGGTGTTTTTCTCTCGATGATGTTTCTGGATCATATGTCCAGACAAGCACTGTACCAGTCTCTGGAACTTATTCTAGCACCCACCGTAAGCATGGTTTGAGTATTTCTGCAAACCGTAGTTATACTGGAACTTTGGATGCTGGATATCAACAGTTCACTACGCTTTTGCATGGTGGCTTTGATGGTTTTGATATTACGGAGAGAGATCCCTTTAGATTATCTACTGCTTTCGAGGCAGCTACGTCAGAGGATCAGTCTTATCAACTTCACACCCTGAACAGAGCAATAAATATTGTATCTGACCCAGATGTTGTTCAGACAAATCTACTGGCAATGCCAGGAATCACACAAAATACAGCTACAAACTTTCTTCTAGAAACAGCAGAAGATCGTGGTGATGCGTTAGCTGTCATTGATATTCAAAAAGTTTATACTCCTGATACTGAAAACTCGCTTTCTGCACAACAACGAAATTCGTTTACTATTGATCAGGCAGTGAATACTCTTAAGGATAGAAACATCAACAGTAGTTACGGTGCAGCTTATGCTCCGTGGGTAAGGATCTTAGATCCAAATACTTCTAGAAGTCTTTGGGCTCCTCCTTCGATTGCGGCTATTGGTGCTTATTCGCACACAGATAACAAAGCTGCCCCTTGGTATGCCCCCGCTGGATTTTCTCGTGGTGGATTATCTGAGGGCGCTGCGGGCATACCTGTGTTAGATGTATCGAAAAGACTAACTGCTGACGACAGAGATAAGCTTTATGCATCAAACATTAATCCAATTGCTAAGTTCCCCGCTGAAGGAATTGTCATCTTCGGGCAAAAAACTTTACAGCAAACTCAGTCCGCCTTGGACAGGATTAATGTAAGAAGATTGATGATTTTCTTGAAACGTGAAATATCATTTATCGCATCGAGATTATTGTTTGCACCAAACGTTCCGGATACCTGGGCACGCTTTACAGGTAAGGCAAACCCAATTCTAGAAAAGGTTCAATCTCAATTTGGTATCGATGAATTTAGACTAATACTGGACGAAACTACAACTACTCCAGACTTGATTGACCAAAATATTATCTATGCTAAGTTGTTAGTCAAGCCAACCAAAGCAGTTGAGTTCTTCGCCATAGACTTTGTTGTCACAAACAGCGGCGCTGCTTTCGAGGACTAAAAAGGTTATGAGAAACTATTTACTAGGTAAAACAGGAGACCAGCGATAATGGCACTTTTCTGGGCAGATAAAGATACTGATCCAAAACGTAGGTATCGATTTACATTAAACATGGGAGATATTCCTGTTTGGGTTGTTAAAACAGCTAATAAGCCAAAGGCGAACGTAAGCACGGTTGAGCATTCATATATCAATCACACCTTTAAGTATCCGGGCAGAGTGACCTGGGACAATATCTCTTTGACTTTGGTTGATCCGGTTGATCCAGACATGGCTTATACTATGCTTAGAAAGCTTCAAAAGTCTGGATATCAATATCCAACAGAAGCAAATGTTCGTAGTACAATAAGTAAGAAGCAGTCGGTTGATGATGGTTTAGAATTTGTTAAGATTAATCAGATCAACGGAGAGGGAAAAGTCATAGAAACTTGGGAATTGAAAAATCCCTGGATTGTTAGCATCGACTTTGGCGGTGCTCTGGATTATACCTCAGACGAAATGAATGAAATTATGGTAGAAATTGCTTATGACTGGGCACAGATGACTAAGTTCGGCAAAGAATCTACCGGAGAGCAATAGTATATTACTCTAGGTTGTTTTTAGAAAGGTTATTAGATGAGTAGAAATAAAGATAGAACAGGTCTTGAAGACGAGACCGTATTTTTCGATGAAAATCCACCACCCCCTGCGGTAGCCCCTCAACAGGATACTGCTAGCGGTGGTGGTTTTTCTTGGTCAGCACCCACACAATTTGTAGACCTACCAAGCCGTGGAGAATTCTACCCCGAGGATCACGCCCTCCACAACAAGGAGACTGTCGAGATTAAATTCATGACAGCAAAAGAGGAAGATATTCTCACCTCTAAGGCGCTGCTCAAAGAGGGCGTTGCAATTGATAGATTGTTGCAGAGCGTAGTCATAGATAAAAGTATCAATATCAACTCACTTTTGGTGGGTGATAAAAATGCACTAATCGTGGCATCTCGAATAACTGGGTATGGACCAGAATATATAACCAAGGTTACCTGTCCATCTTGCTCTGAAGTAGAGGACTTTTCCTTTGATCTCGAAAATGCTCCAATCAAAGATGTTGGCTCTGCTTTGGAAGATCACAACGCAATAAGAACAGAAGAGAACACTTTTGTTGTCCAGGTGCCACTGACACAGGCAAAAGTAGAGGTCCGACTGCTGACCGGCGCTGATGAGATTAAATCTTTCAAAGAGTCTCAAAGGAAAGCAAAAAGAAAAATGGAAGAGACAACACTAACAGATCAGTTTAAAATGTTCATAGTGTCGGTCAACGGCGACAACAACCCATTGACTATAAGGTCCTTTATCCAGGCTATGCCTGCAAGAGACTCTCGCCATCTGCGAACCTTCTATTCAGATATTACTCCAAACATAGACCTTAGTCAGATATATGAGTGTAGTTCATGTGGTTACTCTGCGGACATGGAGGTCCCGCTGACGGCGGACTTTTTTTGGCCTAAGTGATAAATACGCTGAAGGCGTATACGAAGAGTTTTTTCAATTAAAGTATTATGGTGGCTGGAGTTTTTTTGAAGCTTACAATTTGCCTATAATGATTCGTAGGTGGTTTTTGCGACGACTCGCAGATCAGAAAAAAGAAGAAAATGACGCTCATCAAGAAGCTGCGAGAAAAGCCAAATCATCTCGCCGCTAGTTAGCCAGAAATATATTTTGAAGACTACTTACTAAGCAACCGTGTGTGTTGCTGAGGGTTTATTATGCTTACTGAAGAACAGTTAAAAGAAATAATCTTTGATTTGGGCTCTGCCCGCAAGGGTCAACTGAACGAAAATATTCTTCATATTTTTGCTGCTTGGATCCAGTACCTACTTTCTAAGATGTTCAAGGGGAGAAGAATCCCAGTCCGAGTTCGAGGTAATAAAATCGAAGTAGAAAGATTTACAGATGCTCTTGTAAATGAAAAGAGGTACATGGACTACATTAAGAAGTATGGTCTTGATAACCCGATGACCTATGGGCAAAAATCTAAGCTTGACGTAGCGATAAAGAGATTTGAAAGAGAAGCCGGCATCCAGTGGCCTATCCGAAACTAGGGCACCAATAGATGGCTAACGGACCAAACGGACCAATGACTCCAGAAGAGAAACAAGCCCAAGAAGATAGGCTTCTACTCCTCAAAAGACAAAACGAGGCAGCGCAGAAGCTCGGAGTAACCCTTCAGGCTGTAGCAGAAGCTATGGGCGACGAAGTTCAATTTACTAAGGAACTTAACGAACAAAACAAAAGAAGAATAGACCTACTAGAGAAGCAAGTAAAACTTCAAGCCTTAGGGAAAAAACTTGAAGAAGAAGAAGCTCTAGAACTCAAAGAGCTTACAGAGAACACAAAAGAGTTTGCTAAAGCTCTAAAGATTGCTAACGAAGCTCGAAGAGAAGAAATCGATCTTCAAAAAGAATTACTTGATATTGGAAGACAGGTTACAGGATTACAGTTAGACCAGTTAGGAACAGTCAGAGGTCTTACAACTGCTATAATTTCGTTTGCTAACCAACTTGACGCTGCTAATGTTAAGCTTGCGCAACAATCAGGATACACTACAGCACTTCAAGATGACATGACCAACCTTGTTAAGTCTACACATGGTCTTGGCATCGGTGTTGCTGAGGCAGGGGAACTTGTTGCCGGACTTAATTCTAGCTTCTCGCTGTTTATAACTGAGAATAAAGCTACTCGTGAAAGCATAGCAAAAACAACCGCTCAACTTTCTAAGATGGGAGTTTCTGCTTCTGAGACAGGACAATCTTTAGACCTCTTGACTCGTGGCATGGGTTTTTCGACTCAGGCAGCCGAGTCTGCATTGAAAAGTTTTGATAAACTAGGACAAGAAATTGGCTTACCGACATCTCAACTCGTAAAAGACTTTAATACTTTAGGTCCGCAACTTTCTAGGTATGGAAGCCAATCAACGGAAGTATTCAAAAGACTTACGAAAGAAGCTAGAAAGTTAGGAATATCTGTAAAAGAAGCTTTCGACATTACTGAAAAGTTTGATACCTTTGAGGGTGCGGCTGACCTAGCAGGGAAACTAAACGCTCAAATAGGCTTGCAATTAAACTCGGTGGAAATGATGACAGCTTCACACGAAGACCGCCTAAAAATTATGCGTCAAGAATTCATGACCAGGGGCAAAAACTTTGATGAGATGAGCATTCGTCAGAAACAGGCAGTAGCAGAAGTTATGGGCGTTGATGTGGATATGGCGAGCCGCCTTTTCGGTGACCCAGTTGCATTGCGCAAATATCAAAAGGAACAAAAAACAATTGCTGAACGAGCCGAAGCAATGACAACTGCCATGGATCAATTTAAGGTTGTCCTAGAGGAGATGTTTATAAGTTTGTCTCCTGTTATAAATGGTTTTTTGAACTTTGTAAGAATTCTTGGGAAGATGTATATTCCCCATATAGTGTTAGCCGTCTATGCGGTTAAAGGTCTTGCTATTGCACTAGCACCTATAGGGGGAATTGTCAAGATGCTTGTTCCAAGATTTGCCGCTTGGGCAGCAGGAATATTTGCTGTAGGCTCTACCTCAGCCGGCGCTACACCGCCTGTTTCTGTTTTGGGTGCTGTTAGTTCGTTGACCGGGAAACAATTGATGGCTTTAGGTGTTGCTGTGGCTCTTGTTGGTGTTGGCATCGGCGCTGCGGCGTTCGGTGCTTCATATTTGGTGGAGGCTTTTAAGGGGATGGGTGGTGAGTCAATCGCCGCCGTCGCTGGCATTTTAGCCTTCGGTGGAGCATTATATTTTGCTACTCCTGCCATCGCTGCCGCAGGCACTGCTGGCTATGTTGCTGCTATTCCTCTATTGGCGTTAGGTGCTGCGTTCTTAATGGCTGGTGTAGGGGTAGGTTTTATGGCTCAGGGGCTCGCCATGCTTGTTGAAAGCTTTGTCCAATTAGCACCTCACCTTTTAGAGATGGCGCTCTTTTCACCAATTGTTGCTTTGGGATTGTATGCCATGGCAAGTGGTTTTTCTGCCTTAGCTTTATCAATGCTTCCTTTTCTTAACCCAATTGCAATATTCGGCTTATCGCTTTTTACCGCTAATCTTTTTGGGATAGCTAAAGCACTCTCACAAATTGGAACATCAGCGAGCGCCCTAAATAGCCTAGAAAAAATTATCACAGTTTCTACTTCTGTAAATTCTGATGAACTAGATAATCTAAAAGCTGTAATGAGTCAAGTTAGGTTGACAATGGCGTCTTCTACTACTGCTGATAGAGAGGCGCTTAAAGCCATGGCGCAAGCCATCGGCAATATGGGTTCTGGCGGTGCTGGCGGAAGGGTTCCAATTAAATTGATCGTCAATGATCGGGTGTTTGCTGAGACTGTTATAGATCTCTATGACAAAGGAACAGCAGCTGCTGGAATATCTTAGGTCAGGAGATACTAGATGTCAAAATATATGTTACCCGGTGAAGCAAATTTATACAACAATGGTTTTGTATTAGAGATTGAGCACGTCCCTACCAGTACGACTACGAATAAAAATTCGGTTAAGTTCTCAGCTTTTTTGCAAACATTTAGTGATGCGTATAATTCAGACTGGAACGCAGAACAAGTTTTTGGCAGGATGGATCCAATTGCAACGTTTCGACAAACCAGACGTGCCATTTCTTTAGCATGGACAATACCCTCCTCAGGACCTGAGCACGCTGCTGAAAACTTATGGAAGATAAATAAACTATTGACTTTTCTTTACCCAACTTATGAAGAGAGGCTCGGTCACGGCGCATCAACTATTAATATGGGTCCATTATTTAGAGTTAAGTTTGGCAATTTGGTTCAAAACGCAGCAACTGGTGAAGGCTTGTTGGGGTATGTTAATGGATTTACCTTTGATCCGGAACTAGAGGAAGGATTTTATCTGTATAATGGGAAAGATAGTGTCAATGATGGTGGTATTATCCGTGCAGGCAGCCCCTTGAAGACTGGTGGAGTAGAGTACATCCCCAAAGCAGTCAGGCTAAACTTTGAAATGACCGTGTTGCACGAACACCCGCTTGGGTTTAGAAAAGATAGCAAGAAAGGAAATAATGTTTTTCGCTTTCGTGGTGGTCCCGAGGGAGATTTCCCATATCGCACAGGACTCAGAGACCCCGGAGATATCAACACTGCTACTACACCACCGCCGAAACCTGTTCCAACCGTAGCGCAAGCCAATGGTGTTGGGGAGCCTAACTCGGTAGCCGCAGCAGAAGGTGCTTCTGTTTTAGCGACTCCCAGAAGTAACGGTATTGTAAGACCCGGTTCTGGTGGTGATTTTTAGGAGATAACATATGTCATTTTTTTCAAGATACAGTGCAAGAAATATTTTCACAAACAAAGACGATAACTACAGAAGGGTGTTCTTTGAAAATAGGGGCATTAAAGAAACTATGCAGTATGAAACTGCTGTTTTGGATTATCCTACGAACGAAGAATTGGCAGCGTTTCAGAATGTAAGTCATTTTTGGACAGCCACTGATAAGTTGTGGAAACTATCATCTCAGTACTACGGCACCCCAGGCATGTGGTGGGTTATTGCCTGGTATAATAAAAAACCAACAGAAGCTCACTTCAACGTTGGGGATGTAATTTACATACCACTGCCTTTAGAGGCAGTATTAGAATATTTTTAGCGAGGTTAAAGATTTTTGGCTAAAGAACCAACAGCAGAAGAAGCAGCACAACTTAGGCGGGTAAACTCGCAGTGTACTCTTTTATATAATTTGCCAAACCTAAGAGGCAATATGTTAGAAAATTCACATGATTTAAACTCAAACGTTTTTTCTTATAATGGTTTGCCTGAAATGATACCTAACAGAATTCTGAACTCTGAATCAACTGCGGTCTTTATGAACGCTGGGTCTGATCAATTGTCGCTTTTACAGCCAACTTTACGTTTCTTTATATCTAGTAAGGATGGAGATAGACCGGTTTACTTCAGTGATTTTGTCCTCGGCGAACGTATGCTGGAATATCAATCTTTGAGGTCCCAAGGGACACTTTTCCAGATGACCGAGCCTGCTAGCTTAATTGGGACAAACGTTGGTATAAAGAGCTTTTCCTGGAACTATGATAATAAACATGAAGGGGATAGAATTATCAAGGCAAATCTTTCTTTGCACTTTGGTTCTCTTTTGGATTTATTGAACGAAAGTTATCTTGAGTTTATTCATACCAATATAGCTCCACGACCAAATGATATAAAACCTTCGCCAAACGAAAAAGAATCACTAATACAGTGGTACAAAAAAAGAGTCGATGCCCGTGAAAAGACTTTAAAAAATGGATCAAACCCTGAATTACCGGGCGCTCCAAAATGCAAGACCGATTCCGACGCTTCTTTCAAGCAACTAAAAGTAATCGTAGGTTATGCTATACCAGAGAATACCGACACAGCACTGCTGGATGAGAAGTTTATGAAAGCAGTAGTGGAATCCCAAAGAACACTAGTCTTAAATTTAACAAAATATAAATTGAATTTCGAGGAAGATGGTTCCGTAGCACTAGACATAGAATATGTAGCTAGTATTGATGCTATGTTTTTATCTGAAAAGACAGACATCCTACAAGGCAAAGGTATGAACATGCCACCGGAAAACAAATATGCCAAAGTAGCCAGAAACGAAAATTTTTGGTTTTGGGAAAAAGAAGATAGAAATGATTTGGTTTACCCGCAAGGATATCTAAAAGCAAGAATGGATGTTGAGTCTAGCCGTGGCTGGCGAACAACCATCGGTCGTTCCTATTATGCCTCCTCTTTATTGGCAAAAAATACATGGTTTGGACTTGGGGGAGATCTTACTCTAGAAGCGTTTAAGGTACAAATACAAGGTGTCAAAAATGAAATAGATTTTTTATCAGAAAAACTTGAGTTAATAAGTCTCAAAAAAAATAGATTTAAGAAAAAATCGAACAAGCCAAACCTAACTCCACCAGAAGATGATGAGGAGGTTAAACAACTTAAACTAGCCCTAGAGGAAGCAGAAATAATATATTCGGAAGCTAAATCATATCATCGTGCTGAGAGGTATGCTTCGTTCATGAACGCCATGGCAGAATCGAATAAAATATTTGTAGCAAAATCTACCCTTATAAATGTAGGCACGGATAAATCACCGGTGCATTCAGCTATAACCTATACAGGTCCAGCGTCGCAGAAACAAACTCAAGAACTAAAGAATAGATTAAGAGAAGCAGCTTTAGCTGATATCAACAAGGGCGAGATGGGGCTTGATGAATACATAACAAAAGGCGGCTTCTTAGATATGAAGACTAATGCTTCATATGAAAAAGGAGCAAAAGAAAAAGTTTATCCAATATTTTATATGAGATTGGCTGACATGCTAGACATCGCCATGAAAAATTGTGGAATGCCGCCAGAGTATGGAGTAATACTGGGAAGTTTTTCGCCGACTATTATGGGTCTCGGCGCAGGCTATCCAAACCCAATTTATTATTCTCTAGGAGATCTCCCAGTCTCAATAGATTACTTTGGTGCTTGGTGGCTTGAGCATGTTATTAGTCAGGAAAAGGAAAGCTATAAATTTCGCCGCTTTATGGATGATTTATTAAATTCGTTAATTAAACCGCTCATAAATTTCATTTGCTTTGACCTAGGTGCTAGAATCTCGCTTGACTATACAACAATATCTACTAGTTTATCTGTTGATGAGATAAAAAGTCACCTGAGAGACGCTCGTAAAGGGCTAATAGATGATAGGGTTCTGGATAAGATTAGACAGTCAACCTCTAATAGAACAATAAACAAAAATGTGACCTCATACATATTGGTCTACGCCAAGCAAAACGGACCAGACCTTAAGGGAATTGAATCCGATGATCAAAAAAAGGGGATCTATCATCTTGTTGTTGGAGCAGATCGTGGCCTAGCTAAAAAGTTTACTTTCACAGAAAAGACAATGCCACAACTTAGAGCTATGAACATAGAGAACGCCAACGCTGGAAGCCGGGCTGGTGCCCTTATTTTACCCCAAGATTCCCAGGTGTCGCTTGTTGGAAATGCTTTTTTTAGAAATGGTGCCATGGTATATATCAATGCAGACATAGGATTAGGAACAGCCGCAGCCAGAGAATTAAAACTAGGAGGCTATTATCGAGTTGTTAGATCATCAAACACAATGGCTCCAGGTGAATTCTCTACTGTAATTGAATGTATCTGGGAAGGAGCACCAGGATCATTTGGGGTGAAGGGGAAATAGATGTCTAATAATTCATTTAAGCAAGAATCTTTATCAGAGTTTTACGAAAGCCCAGAAGACAAGCCGACCTCATTTGCTACAAATAATACTAGAAGCTTATCCATGTTCAAGGAGAGGACGAAATATCGTAATGATGTTTTTCCAGATGGAACAATAAAAAATATGGTAGATACCTGGGGTAAAGACTCTTTTTATGGTATTATAAATACAAGAGGAAACTCTATAATACCTGATGATTCATTTTTGAAACCATTAAGATATTCTAGCGAAGAAAATTCTCTTTATGCCC